ATGTTTGTAAGTCTAGACCAGCTCGATGTGCCGTTTCAGCAAACGCATCAATGTTTCCGCCAAAGCTAAACCCGGTCTTGACCACCTCATTGAACATGCCCGAAACTTTTTCGGCTCGTTCAATTTCCATCTTGGCGTAAGCGGTAATGATTTCGGCCGCAGCGCCGAATGCCATGTCAAGTGCCCCCAGTGCCTTGCCTACATAAGGAATGGCTTCAGCAAACTCAGCCAACACATGCACAATACTGGTCACACTGGTTTTTAATAGATCCAAGGCCGGTATTGCAGCCTGAAAAGCATTGGCGGCACTATATTCAGCTGACATAGCTGCCAGTGCACTACTTGCAAATTGTGACACTGCAGACAATGCAGCACGAGTACCGTTGATGCCAGCAGCAGCCCATTTTTCTTTTGTTTTTTCTCTTTGTTGTTCTTTGTTTAGTTGTTCGGCATGTTCCTGTTCTTCTTGCAGGTATTGATTGACTTTTTTATTGGCTTCCTCGTCATTGACATTGTACAGCTTTTTCATGGATTGAATCAGCTTCTCGCGAGCTTCTATCTCGGCTTGCATAGCAATCCTACGATGTATTTCGCCTTGATTAACAGATTTTCTACCAGAGGAAACCACAGATTCCAGCAACCCGCCAAAATCTTTCATTCGTTTTTTCAAATCCGCGATATCTTTGTCGTCAGCCATTTTTAATCCACGTAGTTAATGATTATGATAAGTATTCATATATCAACTATTTATGGAAGAAAAAACATGAGTCAAGCACAACCCAATCCGTTAGTCAAACATTTCAGACAACCAGCATTGTATTTGAAATTGCCCAGTAGTGGTAAATGGTATGCAGACAATGCAGTTGATCTAACTGCCAGTGGTGAAATACCCATTTACCCAATGACTGCACGGGACGAACTCACTATCAAGACTCCCGATGCATTAATGAACGGCGAAAGTACTGCCGCTGTACTAAAAAGTTGTTGCCCTAGTATCCGAGATCCCTGGGCCATGCCAATTGTGGATCTAGATCCAATCTTGATTGCAATTCGCATTGCCAGTTACGGTAAAGGCATGGATTTTACCACCAATTGCCCGCACTGTAATACCGAACAAGAGTTAACTGCTGACCTTAACGCAGTTTTATCCCGAGTTGCCATTGGCGATTGGACTACGCCGGTATCAATTAACGGACTCACTATCACACTGAGACCGCAAAACTATAGAGAGTACAACGACAACAATCGAATGAATTTTGACGAGCAGCGTGTGTTGTCCATGCTGGACGACGAGTCAATGACCGTGGATGATCGAAAAGCCAAATTCACCGAGATGTTTAATAAGTTGCTTGACACCGGAATGAAACAGGTGAGCAAGAGTATTGCCAGTATTCAAACCGAAACTGGAGAAGTAGTAACCGAGCAGGATTTCATAATTGAATTTTTAAACAACTGCGATCGCAGTATATGGAATGCCATAAAAGATAAACTGGACCAAATTCGAGAATCAAACAACTATGCCAAAGTGACAACCACTTGCGAAAATCAAGAATGCCAAAAAGAATACACCAGCCCGTTTGTGTTCGACCAAGCAAATTTTTTCGCCTGAGGCTTTTGACTCTTGATAACGAATCGATTATTGATTTGCTAGATAGACTGGATCGTGAGTCAAAAGCCTTAAAGGAAGACCTACTTAATATTTGTTGGTTCATGCGTGGCAGTATCAGCTACGATGAAGCCATGCAGCTATCCTTTGATGATCGAGAATTAATCGGCAAGATCATTAAACGCAACATGGAAACCACTAAAGAATCAGGGATGCCCTTCTTTTAAAAGACTTACTACGTAAGTCTGTTGTTTCACCTTCGGTTCACAACACTGTTTCTTTCTAGAATGAACTGAATTCAGTATCATCCAGATTAATCAGTCACTCTTTGCCCAGGGCGGGCAAAAAAATTGTGCATCATCCGAGTAGCACAGTCACTGATATTAGAGCATTACAGAGGCGGTTGTCCGGTACCTCGAGCTCCGTCTTTATACAACGGCGGATTATCAAATGTATATCAGCACAATTAATAACCGTGTACTATCACTAGTACGTCTTTTCAGCCATGAAAAATTTATTCAAACAATCAAACCGCGGCAATTAGCGATCTTCGTCCGGTCAAGGATAGTGATTGAGTGCTCTAGTCAGCATAGAGTCTTCCGTCCCCGTTATTATCCGGTTGTCGCTGGGCACACGAGATTGACCTGTGCGAGTCTTAAACTGATGTATTTAATTTATGATATATATTGGGTTCTAATAGAGAGTGTAATTGTTGTGAATCTATAAATTTTTCTAGTTGCCATGTTTTTAAATTTAAGTTATATTTATATAAAAGTTCGTGTTGTATTGTTGCTTCTTGTACGATATCTAAGTTAAATTTTGTTAAATCTATATATTTGTTTTTTAAGATGCTTTGTATTATGGTACTAAATTGCCATACAAATTTTAAATTATTATGATGAAATTTTTTCCATTCGTGATACATACTGCACCAATAACCAAATTTTGTTTCATCTATTTGTAACTCTAAATGATCAAAGAGATCGCGGACACTCAAATCAAAGTTACACCATAAATCCATACTATCAATTTGATAACAATTTGTGTTGAAATCCAACTGTGGTAGTAATTTAAATGGTCTAAAATTTAATGCTATAAATTCTCTTTTATCCCAAATATTTGTTAGCCCTAAATTTTCCCAATATATCTTTGAATCTTGAAAATACTCTTTTAAAAAGAGATTGTAAAGAAGGTCTGCGTCATCGATGTAGTTGCCTTGTTTCGTTGGTCTTTTTGCTCTAGGGTTATATCTTGCATGATACAAGGGATAGTTTCTTCCGTTTACTAAAACTTGTTTTGTAACTATATCTTTAAAATATTGTGGTACTAAAATATCTAAATTATTATTAAAATTATGAAAATAAAGAGTATGAAATGTATCAGTGTTGGTGCTAATCAATTTTTCTGTAATATTTTTAACATCACTAAGTGAACAATTGAAATACCTGTTTGGTTGATTTGGAATAAACGCATGTGAATTTTTTTCTTTTAATGGAGAATCTGTAATATCATGCCATGAGTTATCCTCAACTAAAAAATATTTTGTGTGCCCTGATAAAAAATGCAAAGTCCAAGTTAAAAAGGTTCCGCCTATACTACCAGGATCGGTAATAACTGATATTAATTGCATTTATAATTTATTCAATATATGAGAGCCATGAACACGAACAGAAATTTGTCCGTTGTAATAATCTGCGCTTTCTAATACTCTGTTAGTGAATTGTTCACGTGCTTCGATGTAACTACATTCGGCCTTGCTACGGCAATAATAGAGTATTTCTCTGGTAAAGTTTTCGGTGCCATGTGTTTTGACGTCTTGGTTTAATTGATCGTTTGAGCCATAATATTCGCGCCAGTCAGAATCTACTTTTGATCGTATTTTCTTACGCTTCTTCTTGCCATTTTTGAGTTTTACTATTCGATATGTTGTTTTTGCAAATTTTGCCAGTTTCTTACCTATGTATTTGCGTCCCGTTAGGGTGTTTGTAATGAGATAAACAAACCCCACGCAGTCCTCGGGCAATTCTTCAACAGTTGAACCTTGATACATCCATGTCATATAACATAATTATGACAGTTACCACGAGGTTGCATATTCTTCACTGACTACATTTTTATTACATTTTTGTTTGCATTCCAACCACCCAAATGCCTTAAATTCATTTTTCCAAAACGAATCATTGACTACATCTGTTAAGGTCCTGCGATGTAAATTAAATTGTTCTGCTATACTGTGCCATTCATTGTTGTGATTATAGCGATTTGCAACCCAGCAACAGGGAAACAATCGGCCTCTGGCATCTATATAAAGCCCTTTGTTACCAATTTCGCACAAGGGCTTTACGTCGTGTTGTATTGTAACATTGTTATACAGTTTTGTGTTGATATCAGATATCTTATTTGTTCTGTTGGTGAAATCAACAACTTCACGCTCGAATCTATGACTAGCGCTCATAAACTTTGGTGTGGGCTCTAGTGGATCATTCTCTCCGTAACTGGGATAGATGCTACCAAACTTTGTGCTTCGAGTCAATTGAAATCGGTCCATTCTCAGTAGTCGGGCCAACCGTTCCATACGGCTTAAATGATCTTCATTGAACTTAAAAGCAATAGCAGCCCATACTATTTGACAATCGCTGGTAGCACGTAGAGTTTGTAACCCAGCAATGATGCTGTCCCAGTCACTGTTGACACGATAAAGATTGTTACTGGCGTTGTCGTATCCGTCTATACTAAAATGCACACTGTCTTGCTGATCTAATACTCGACCCAACCGTTGCCACCACTCGTCCTTTTTATGACTACCATTTGTAATGATGACGATTTCGACAGACTTGATACTTTTAATGTACTCGATAACAGGAATTAGATCGTGTGCATAGATGGGATCTCCGTCATCACCACAGAAGGTAATTTTTTCTACATTGTCTAATATAAACTCAGGAGTAAAGTTACGTTTAAAGAAGTCTAAATCTAGTTCGGTATTAACCAAACTGTCGGGCACTTCTTGTCTAGCACATCGTGGACATTTTAGCGTACACTTACTGCTTATCTCTATATGAAAATGCCACGTTGCCAAAGTCATTTGATATCCACATCTGTGTTATAACTGGTGTAACCGTTTTCTTTAACCACCCGCAAGGTATTGTTCACACGCCCAGCCAGTTCGTCTTTGTGGCTCACCAGCCAAATTGATTTGTTGCTGTCTCTACTCATCTTCTTTAGTATGCTTAAACTGTTTTCGACTCCGCTCGAGTCCATGCCTGAATCTACCAATTCATCAATAAACAATAGATTAATGGGCTGATATAAACTTTCCCAAACATCTCTGAAACTCCAGGACAAGCTCAGTATAAGTCTATTACGTTCGCCTCTTGACAAATTGTCAAAATCTAAGTCTCGTCCTAGTTCTGTGATACTAACAGTTAAGTCGTTATTGAACTTGACTGTGTGCGGCAATCCAATTCGATCCAGATAGTAGCCTAGTCTGGCATTTAGGTAATTTAAATTTTGATCTATTATCCGCTTGCGAATAAAACTGTCTTTGTTGGTCAACAGTTTTAATAAAAAGTCTTGATGTTCTTTGAGACTGGTTAATTCGTTCATGACATCGTAATTGATTTCTTCTACACCTTGCGTTTGCATTTCTGCAATTTGCTCCACATAAGGATCCTGCTCCTCTTGTTTAGCAGTTAACTGAGTTAAGATACTGCCCATGCTGCTTCGATGTTCAAATGCATCTGCTTCGTTAGTATAATAAACTGTGGGCCGTTCACCCAATTCCCCCAATGCCTTCAATGCTTCTGTATTCTCTAGCCATTGTGTATTGGCCGCAAGAGCATTTAAAGCAACTTCTGAAATTTGTTTTTTCTTATCCTCGAGCATTTGCTCGTGATTATCGTCATGTATGTCCTGACCACAAGACGGACATTGATGATTTTGTAGTGCCGTCATCTCGGCTTCTAATTTGGCTATTGTTTTATTTTCACGGGCTTGGTCACGTTCGTTTTGCGCAATGTGGTCTCGAATCCGGTCAATCTCACTTTTCTTTTTGTTGTACTCGCTTAACTGTTGATGAGCAACCAGTTCGGCCTCGATATCCAAATGACTCAGTTCATCGTATGCAGACACTAATTTTTGTAAATCTTCTTCTTTCTTTTTGAGCCACAAAGTTTGTCTACGTCGGGTTGCTTCAATTTGATCGCGAATACGGGTGTTTGCATCAATGACTGCCTTGATTCTAAACTCTTCTTGTGTAATGGCATCTCGGGTGGCTTTGCTGAGTTCTTTGAGCCTATCGGCCTTTTCACTTAACAGTGTAATTCCCAACAACTGTTCGATAATAACACGTTGATCGTTGGTTTTTAAACTGAGAAATGGCTCGGTGTAAGTGTTTAACGCCACAATATGCCGAAACATGTCGTGGCTCATACCTAACAAACGCTCAATATGTGCCTGTGTTTCTCGTGAATCGCCTTGCGCATCATCGGTAATTTCTTGTTCGGTATCACCGACCCAGAATTTCATTATACCGGGTTTGCGCCCACGCTCGATTCGGTATCGAGTACCGTTGCTTTCAAAATCAACAGTGACCAGCATGCCCTTGGTATTGGTTTTGTTGATTAAATTATCTTTCTTGATATTGGTAAGAGCGTTACCGTA